CCTTTTCTATAATCCATAACAGTTCTGTCTTTTATGGTGTCAAAAGATTTATCGTCTGCAATTCCAATACCTGTTTTATCTTTTGTGATTTGCATATCACCTGTTGATATATCTTCAGTTAACGTATACTCGTCACCATTCTTACCCACGTAATTATATTCATTTACTCTCTCTTGAGGTTTTACTTTTGATGGTTTACCAAGAAGTCTAATTTTGTTTGCGAGATCAAAGAAATATTGTGGTGGTGCACTAGCTACATCTGTGGCTGTTTCTTTTACAATCTGTTTAGTGATTTCTTTTTTAGGCGCTCCTATCAAACCAGATTTGATTGCAGCAAGCGTTGCAGCAAGACCTCCCATAACTTTTAAAAATGTACGCTTGCTTGGACTACCGACTTTAAACCCTGCACGTCCACCTTGTGCAAAGTCATCTAGGTCTACACTTAATCCGTCAAGTGCTTCACCGTAAAGATCCATCTGTTGTTTTTGATCTAGATCATAAAAATCTTTACCAAATTTCTTATCTGCTAAATCCTCTGCAACAAGTTGTGCATTATATTTTCTATCTCCTTTTACAAATCCTGGTGATACATTATCGACCGCATCCTTAACAATTTTTCTGTTTTTCATCTTAGCAATATTTTTTTTGTTCTCTGCCATGATCATATTTTTTATAGTCTCTTCTGCTGATTGCACTGGAGCTGCGATATCATCTTTGCCACCACGACTTCCTGGTGGTGGTAGTTCCTCTCCGCCCATGATGTTATCAGTGTTTTTTATCTTTCTACCTTTGAGATCAAATATCTCGGCACTTTCTTTTTTCTTTAACGTGTCACCAAACTGTTTTGCAAATACCTGGTCCTCTATATTCTTAACAAACCCTAGTGCTTGGTCTAAATCTCTCTGTGTTTTGATTAGATTAATATCCAACCCTATATTTTTCATTCTGGTCTCTAAAGCTTTGTATGCAAAATCAACTGATGCTGCAGAAGCTATAGTTCCTTTTTGATTAAAGAGTTGTTTTTGCAAAAATTTTTTTACAATTGGGTTCATTAATAATAATTCCTTTTAGTTTTCTCGACTTTATCGTCGATGTAATCTTCAGGGTGACCGATCAGACCGCCCTGTCTGAATCGCATGATCGCCTGTGTCGTGCTATCGACCAAATCGTCATGATCACCATAAGGAAAAGCCGCACACTCCTCGATAACGTCGTCTGCGAATTTCTGCTCAGGCGCATATATCATACCAGATTCAAACAGAGGTGCAACAGCATTTACACGTGCGTGCTTATCATTTCCCTTTGATGGACTGAAATTTACCACGGGTATATCCATCTGCCTAAGCTCGTATGTGAGAGGCAATCCTGATGCTTTGGCCTCGATTATCACAGTCTCAGGTTTCCAATAATCGTATTGTTCTAGTGCCAAACGTCTTAGTTCTGGAAATTCATACCTGCCTTTTATAGCATCTAGTAATATCATGCAGGCTGGACTATCCTCATTAGGATAGAATATCCCCCATGTCGTTATCGCACTGTAATCAGCTGTCTCCTTTTTTAAAAATGCTGTGTCATAACTCTGTATCACGTGTTGTAGCTGTGGTATGTCCTCGTCGGTATATTTCATCCACCACTCACGTTTCAATATCGCTCCCTCCTCTGATGTTGGATTCTGCATCCACTGTGCGTTCCATTTGCCCGTGGGCAGTGTCGCCTCGACCTTCTCCAACTCATCGAGCTTCCAATACTCTGGCCATACGGGTTTAGCTTTCTTTGATCCATGGTCCATGATCGCCGGAAACTCGACCACGTCCCACTGGTCCGCCTTGACCTCTTTCTGGTTGTTGATTAATTTTGCTGTGAGATCCTTGTTAGACCAGCGTGTCATGACCAACACGATCTTACCACCTGGTTGTAAACGCTGTCGTGGACCTGACGTGTACCACTCGTAGGCTGACTCTAATGCCGAGGGTGATAGTGCATCCTGTTCAGAATGTGGATCGTCGATTATAAGTAGATCCGCACCACGTCCCGTGATCGCCCCACCGACACCGGCGGCGAAATATTCACCCCCCTGAGCCGTCTCCCAACGTCCTGCTGCTTTCGAGTCCTCCTGTAATCTTGTCTTAAAAATTTTTCCATAATCCTCTGAGTCTATAAGGTTCTTGGCCTTACGACCAAACCTCACCGCCAACTCACCCGTGTGTGTCGCCTGTATGATCTTGAGCTTTGGATCACGGCCCACCATCCAGGCCGGAAGTAAGTATGAGGCAAACTCCGACTTGGT